AATCCAAACGCGATCATTATGCACCCACGCCGCCTAGGATTTTTCTTAGCTGGAGTTGATGGCAATCTTCGCCCACTGGTAGTACCAACCGCCTACAACCCTAATAATGCAATGGGTATAGGTAATGGAACACCTCAGTATGGTAATAGCGGCTATCAAATACTTGGCTTGCCAATTATCACAGATGCTAACATTGCAACAAATGTTGGTGCTAGCACAAATCAAGATACTATCTTTGTGGTAGATCTTAATGAGTGTCACCTTTGGGAAGAGCCAAACTCTCCTACTTATGTGAAGTTTGAAGAGCCAAACGGCAAGGTTGCAATTAACATTGTGATGTTTGGTATGTCTGCCTTCACAAGTTTGAGATATGCAGGTGCTATCGCACAAATTAACGGCACTGGCTTGGCAACACCAAGCTTCTAAGTAATAAGTTTCTAAGCTCCCTACCCTTCCAGGGGGCTTAGATCCTAACTATGGTTGGTATTCAAGAATTGGAGTTTGCTTAATGTCCCAGAGCGATACAAATTTTGGATACCAATCATGGCTATAACAAACGGGTACGCAACACTTGTAGCCATTAAAGCTTACTTGTCTATTTCAGACTCAACAGATGACACCTTACTTGAAACCTTAGTAGAGTCAGCATCACGCTCAATTGATAAAATTGCTAATCGCAGATTTTACGCTGACACCTCAGCTACAACACGCACTTACAGAGCTTACTCAAATGTCTTTGTTTATACAGATGACATTAGTAGTACCACAGGTCTTATTGTAAAAATAGATGAAGCCGGCAATGGCACCTACTCAAAAACATTAACTTTGAACACAGATTTTATTATGGATCCGCTTACAGCCTCAGCTTTAGGCAGACCCTTTACACAATTGACTATGGTGTCTAATACTGAAACATGGCCTATCTTCCCAGGCTTGACACAAAACGGCTTACGCCCTGGAGTGGAAGTTACAGCTAAGTTTGGCTGGCCATCTGTACCGAGTGATGTCAATGTAGCTTGTTTAATTCTTACAGCTGATCTATACAAGCGCAAAGATGCTCCGGGCGGTGTCTTAGGTCTTGGTGATCTAGGAGTAATACGCATGTCCCCAGTAGGCAGAGATGTATCACAAATGGTTAGGGCTTATCAAAAGATTGCTATTGCCTAATGGTGCCAAGTACAGTAAGGACAAATCTTAAAACAGCTCTTACAGCTATCACAGGATTGCGTGTTATGGATTATGTGCCTGACTCTACAAATGTACCTACCAATAATGCTTTTGCAGTTATTGGTCAATTGTCAATGAATTATGATTACACACTTAACAGAGGCTTTGACTCTGCAACCTGCAACATAATTGTAATGGTCGGGCGCATGAGCGAAAAAGATGGACAATCAAGATTGGATGGGCTACTCAGCTCATCCGGTTCAACCTCAATCAAAGCCGCTATTGAGGTTGATAAAACACTAAGCGGTGCAGTGCAAACCTTAAGAGTTGTGTCTGCATCTCCAGGCACAATACAATCCGCTAGTATTGATTACCTAAGTTATCAGTATTCAGTGGAATTGATAGGTTAGCGAAAGGAAAAATATGGCCATATTCATGGGTAATAAAGTAGCTGTTATTGTAGGTACCTCAACCATATCTTCATTTGTCAGCACTGTAAGTCTTAACCGCGAAGTAGAGGCAGTAACTATTACTGCTATGAACGATACTGTACAGAATATGATCGGTGGCATTGAAGTGTCATCAATCAGTATGGAAATCTTCAATGATTTTGCGGCAGCCTCAGTGAACTCTCTTTTTGAAGATGCGATTGGGTCTAAACTGGCAATCAAATTGATCCCAGTTACCGGAACAGTCACCGCTACAAATCCGAGTTATTCTATGTCATGTTTGATCACCCAATGGACACCTATTTCGGGATCTACAGACAGTGCAGCTTTGGCTAGCGTAACTTTTCCAGTCACAGCTTTGACAAAAGCAACAAGCTAAAAAGAAAAGGTGGGACATGCACAAGATTGAAATAACAAAGAAAGACGGCAAAAAGATTACTTATGATCTTACGCCATCTGTCAAAGTAGCCTTTGAAGCTGAGTTTAAGACAGGATGGCGTAAGAGATTAGGTGAGTCACAGTTTGAGTCAGATCTTTGGTGGTTTGCCCACGCTCTTGAAAAAGCGGCAGGTAAAACAGACAAAGAGTTTGGTGATGATTACATCAATCAATTTATAGATGTTGATTTATTGTATGAAGCAAAAAATGGCTAGACCGACATGGACAAATTTGGGAAGTCGCCGCCATTTCGGTCAGTACAGGTATTAGTCCTAAAGATCTTTTAGAGGTTGATCCGGCAGTGTATATGGCGATCAAAGCAATATTGCAAGAACAGGCTGCAAAAACAAAAGGGACAGTCAGGCGGAGATAGTGGCAAAGCTTAAGTCAGATAGATCTCTCAAGGCTGTTTATGTATCAGGATTAGATGAGCTTATGGAAAAAATAGAGAAGGTTAATCCAGATACAAAAAAATTATTTCAAAAAGAATTACGCAAACAAATAAAACCTGTAGAAAAACTAGCCAAGAGTTTTATACCGGCTGAGGTTTTTCCAGGTTGGAGAGATACTAAACCTTACTATCCACCTACATGGGGCTGGTCTTTTGATCAAACTCATAGAGGCCGCACCTTTGGCAAAACAAATCAATCAAGATGGCAATGGTCGCAACAAGAGGCTATAGCCGGTGTGAAAATTACAAGCGCAAAAGTCAAAGTTGCAAGGCGTGGCATGGGTATTGAAACAACAGCTTTAGCGTTAGTTAATGCCTCAGTGCCAGGAATAATTTTTGAATTAACAGGCGGCGGTACAGCTAGGAGTAGAGGCAAGACAAGGCGAGTAAGTCGCAACCCTAATGCTAGTGAGGGCTTCATCCGCAAGGTGTCACAAGCTCATGGAGCAATAGGCGGAGATGGCAAAGGCAAAAGAGTTATCTATAAAGCCACAGCTCTTAAAGGTGAACAGGCTTTGAACGGCATCCGAGCTGTTATTGATAAGTACCTTGCGCAAACATTTAGGGGTAACTAATGGCATTGAGTCAAAATGTTGTAATTAACTTTTTAACTAAGTTTGACAAAAAAGGTTTGCAAAGAGCTACCAAAGAGCTTAAGGGCTTTGACAAGGTTATTGCATCTAGTAAGTTTGCAACAAAAGCCGCTTTAGTTACAGCTGGTATTGCCTCTGCCTATGCTTTAGACAGACTTGCAAAATCATCTGTAAGGGCTGCACTTGAGCAGGAAAGACTAGACAAATCTGTAGAGCAATCTCTTAGTTCAATCAATGAGCTAGGATCTTTAGCAGGTGTAAAAACTTTTATTACAGATCTGCAAACAGCCACAAACATTACTGAGGATCAATTAACACCTGCCTTAAATGGTTTGATTATTTCAACAGGTAATCTAAGTAAGGCACAAGGTTTATTAGGTGTTGCAATTGACACAAGCAAAGGCTCAGGCGTTGATTTATTATCGGTCACAGATGCTTTAGGCAAAGCTAATAGAGGACAATTTAGAGCTTTAGGTCAGTTAGGTCTTGGCTTTAATGCAGTCACAGCTGAGGAAATGGGCTTGGCTGATATAACAGATTATCTCACTCTTAAGTTTGGGGGAGCTGCACAAAGAGCTACTGCAACCTTTGGCTCAAAATTAGATGACCTTAAAATTAGTGCAGGTGAGGCACAAGAGAATTTAGGTCAAGGGTTCATCACAGCTGCCGAAATCATAATTGGTAGCAGTAATTCTACAGATGTCTTTGGCGCAAAACTTGAGCTACTGGGCTTAAATGGCGGCTACATTGTAATTGCCTTAGCTGACAAAGTTAAAAAAATACAAGAAAATTTCAGTAGTCTTAGTAAGTCAATACAAAATGACCCAATTCTAAAATTCTTTTTTGGCTCTGCAAAAGCCATCCCAGTATTGGGTGGTTGGATTGAAGGCTTCAAAGGTTTAGCTGAGGATGGCAAAAAAATTGCAGATACCTCAAAAGAAACTGTTGCACAAACAGAGGAACAAAAAATAGCCGCTGCAAAACTAGCCGCGCTGCAAGCAAAGTTTGACAAGTTTGCCGCCGCCGCTTTAGACAAACAGAAAAAACTTACAAAAGAAAAGGCTGCTCAAGCTTCACTGGACAAGAAAAAGGCAGAGCTTGAGTCTATGTTTGACTTAGAAAAGATTAACCTACAAGCTGCCTTAAGCCGTAAATTGTCAGGTGAAGATGAGCTGCGTGTAAAAATATTACAAAAATTAGCAGACGGCACCGCCAAAGCTATTGATGAGGGTTTGAGATATGCGGATGTACTAAAAGTTATTGAAGATGGCAAGATAACTACTGCCGAAATAGATATGCTTGCAAAAAAATGGGGCATTACTACAAAAGAGGTTGAGTTATACATACAAAAATTATTTGAGGCCAATGATGAATTAAGAAAGATGTTAGGTCTATTAGATGAAATAAAGAAAAAACAAGTGTCACAAGCAATACAACAAGTACAAGGCACTACTCAAAAAATTGACACCTTTATTTACAATACCGCTTTAGAAAGCACAAGGGGATTAAATACAGATATATCTAAGTTTTTATCACAATTTAGCGGTGTGCCAAAAATGGCAGAGGGCGGCGTTGTAAATAGTCCAACCATTGCAATGATTGGTGAGGCTGGAGCTGAGGCTGTAATCCCATTAGATCGCATGGGTAGCATGGGTACAAAGGTGGTTGTAAATGTGCAAGGCTCTGTAATCTCTGAGGGTCAATTGCAATCTGTAATCCAAGATGTTTTGTATAACTTAAACCGCACCGGTGCAGTTACCCAGTTAGCAAACTTAGGTAGATAATGCCGGCGGCAGTATTTAAGGCGGAGATAGATTTTAGCAACGGAGCTTCCTTTGATCCGAGCCTTGTACTTGATGACCCAGCCACACCTTTAGACTTTTCAATTTTAGGTACAGCTGCAGCGGATGTTGTAGATATTACGAGTTTTGTTACACAGTGCTACATAAGGCGTGCCTTTAACAGATCCTCTGACTCATTTATTGG